CCCCGCAAGAAGAAGTAGCATTTAATCGCCATTTATGTGCGAATCTATGCTATGTATTATAAATAAACATATACTGTCTAAGAGGGCAGGGAGTAGAACTCAACTCAAAGGAAAGAGGTAAATTTTATGGACGCAGAAACAGCGGTAAACGATACGGAGCAAACTGTAGCTCCTAATGAAAAGCAGGCAACGACACAGGAAACGAAGCAAGAAAACCTTCTATCACAAGACGAAGTTAATCGCATAGTGGCAGAAAGGGTTCAAAGAGAAAAGGCAAAATTTGAAAAGAAATATTCAAATGTTGACTTGGATCTATACAACGAACTGGTAGAGAAACAAGAGGCACAGCGCCAACAGGATCTTGAACAGCGTGGTGAGTATGAGAAGTTATTGAAGGAACAAGCTGAAAAGTTTAATTCTAAAATTAACCAGTATCAAACTGAACTACACTCAATCAAGGTTGATGGCACACTCTTAAACGAAGCCAGTGCAAACAAAGCAATCAATCCTCAACAGGTTGTGGCTTTGTTAAAAAGTCAAGTTCGTCTAAATGAAGCAGGTGGAGTTGATGTTGTAGACACAAACGGACAAGTGCGTTATGATGATAATGGAAATCCATTAACACCTAACAACTTGGTAAAAACATTTCTTGCAGAGAATCCACATTTTGTATCAGCTGGACCAACAGGTTCTGGAACTGGACAAGGTGTAGGTAAACAAGCTCCTGTGGTAGACAACGACATATCTAAATTAGATATGAACAATGCGGCACACCGCGATCAATATCGTGAGATAATGAGAGCAAAAGGTGTGAGGCTATAATTGCTATAATAAAGGAGACATAACATGGCAAATGAAGCAACTTCAAGTGTGTTGTCAGAACTGTATGCTAACATCGTGCAATCTGCATTATTCACACTTAACGAACAAACTGTTATCCGTCCATTAGTAAGAAATTACGACATGAGCGGAACACCTGGCTTAACAGCACAGGTTCCAATCTATCCAGCAGTAGCAGCAGCTGGTGTAGCTGATGGCACAGACCTAACTAACACAGCATTCAACACTACATCAAAAACTATCACAGCAAGTGAAGTTGGTGTAATGGTTGAATTAACTGATTTAGCGGCTGAGTCTGCAACTGACGATGTTGCAGCGGCTATTGGACGCCAAATTGGTGCAGCTATGGCTGAAAAAGTTGACACAGATCTAGCAGGCCTATTCTCAGGTTTTTCTAATGTTGTTGACAAATCAGGTGCGGCTGTGACTGTTGAAGATATCTTCAAAGCGGCGGCTACACTAAGAGCAAACAAAGCAAACCAAAACGGTGCATATGTTTGTGTGCTACATCCATACCAAGCATTTGATATTAAGAAACAATTGACTAACAATGGTGCAACTATGTCACACGCACTTAGTGATGTAGGTAATTCAGCATTAAGAGATGGTTTCATTGGTAGAATAGCTGGTGTAGATATCTTTGAATCTACTGTAGTAAGCGGTTCTGACAGTGCAGGATCATACTTTGGTGCTGTAATGACTCAGGATGCTCTTGGCTACATGGTTAAGAGAGCAATGAGAATTGAAACAGAGCGTAATGCATCTAAGCGTTCACTTGAAATCGTAGGTTCTATGGCTTACGGAACAAGCGAACTATTTGATCAATACGGTGTTGCAATTCAATCAGACGCAACAGCAGTAATCTAATATTGATTATCTAAGAACATGGAATAGGGCGTCTTTGATGCCCTATTTCTTTATATCATATAAATACTACTGGATAGAGAAGGACTCTACCAGAAATTGGAGCAGGACTCATGGCTATAACACTCGCAACAATATCTGATGTTACTGAATACGAACCAGATATACTAAATTACGGCATCGCAGACTTTGATGCTGAACTCACCAAAGCACAGAATGATGTATTCCGCGACTTGAGAATCAAGTGGTGGCCCACTCAAATGATTGGATTATACGATGTCAAATTCTTGACTGGTGGCGAGCAAGAACCAGATGAAGATTTATACACAGCAAGTCAATTGACAAGAGCTTGTGTATACCATGCACTAGGGTTTCATATCTATCCTAAACTATCACGCTTTGAACCAGACTTAGATGTCTTTGAAAGAAAGATGGAGTTCTATAGAACAGAATATGAGCGTGAATTTGATTTAGTTTTAAGAGACGGTGTAGAATACGACATGGATTCATCAGGAACAGTTCAAGACGATGAAAGACAAGCGACACATTTCCTACGCCTTAAGAGGTAGGCAATGGCAAGTATTCGCAACGATTTAGCAGATTCAATTGTAGAAATACTACAAGACATAAGGTATCCTCGTCCTGTGTTAGTGACTAGAGAACCTTTTGAAGTTGAAAAATTAGCAATAACACAATTTCCAGCAATATTAGTTCAAACTGGTGCAGAGTCAAGAGACACAGAAACAATGCACACAGCAGGTGTTCGTCGTGGCACAATACAATACCTATTGAGAGGCTTTGTAAGAGGCACAGAACTTGACAAAAAACGCAATGAACTAATAGAAGCAATAGAAGAAAAATTAGACGCTGACAGATATAGAGGCAAAGAAACCAGCGTTGTCCAGAATTCACAAATCGTATCAGTAGATATTGTGGAAAGATTGTCACCTTTGGCGGAGTTTACTATGACATATGAAATAACTTATTATTTCACCAGAGGGACAGCATAGGAGAAACAAATGATTGTAATGAAAAAAGGGAACAGCACAAAAGATGTTTACAATGAAGATCTAGTGCCGTTCTACAAAACAAAAGGTTGGGAAGAGGTAGACACGCCTGCATCTCCTGTGCGTGCCGCACTCAAACCAACTAAAAAGGCAAAAAAAGAATTTACTGAAGTCATTGACAATGATGAAAGTGAAACGGTGGATGAGACGCCCGCCGCAATTGAAGCGTCCGTTGAAAACGCTATAGAACAAGGAGACTAATATGGCTATATTAACTGGTAATAACGGCGTTCTCAAGATAGATGATGATGGTGGATCACCAACAGCTATCGCCGCCGTGAGAACTTTCACTTTGGATATCACAAGTGATACCATTGAGACAACAACTATGACAAATGACACAAGAACCTATCTAAAAGGTTTGAGTTCATTCTCAGGTTCTGCAGACATCTATTTTGATGAAGCAGAATTCCCAACAGATGGTAGTGGAGAAATCATTGGATTGAATCCAACACTACAGAATGTTGGCACAAGTCCATACTCAATTGAACTGTATCTAGACAACACTTCACACAAATTCGCAGGTGAAATTATTGTCACAGGATTCAGTGTAAATTCAAGCATGGACGGCATGGTTGAAGCAACTATTTCTTATCAAGGAAGTGGCGGAGCTACATTCTCTGCATCTTAATTGCTATGAAAATTAGAGTCCTTGGTGTGAAAAATGCTGTTGATGATTTGCAAATGATTGCACAAACTGAAATGCAATCAATAGCAGATGATATCCAACAAATTGCTGTCACAAAAACACCAATTAAAACTGGTAGGGCAAGACGCAATTGGGACAACAGAAAATCACGCCAAGGATTCACTATTGAAAACAAAGTTCCATATATTGGACGATTAGAAGAGGGCTATTCTAAACAAGCACCAAAGGGTATACTACAACCTACCCTAAGGGCAGTAAAAAGGAAATACAAATGACAAAACCAATAGATAAGATCACAGCCCACTTTAGATCTAAAATTAGTGGGGAATTGCACAAACTTCATGTCAAAGAATGGGACATGGATATCTACTATAAAGGCACAAATACCCTGCAAGAAGAATCTGTAATGATTGAACTTGCACAAAAAGGCAAAACAATTGAAGCACTTGTTGAAACACTTATTATCAAGGCAAGAAACGAAGACGGCACAAAGATGTTTAAGAAAATAGACAAGGCTACTTTTATGGCAGAAGCAGATCCACAAGTTTTAATCAGAGTGTGTGGCGAAATGAATGCTGTATCAGCTGATGAAACATTGGAGAATGCAGAAAAAAACTAAAACAGGACCTGGATCTGAAGTTTATGTTTAGATTAGCCAAAGATTTGGGGTCCTCAGTAAAAGACATTATGAAGATGTCAAACGCTGAATTTGTTGCTTGGGCGGCTTTCTACAAAATGGAAGCAGAAGAACATAAACAGGCAATGAACCAAGCTAAAGCAAGGAGACGATAGTGGCGCAAGCGACAATTCAAATACAGGGTGATGCTAATCCCTTTTTACGATCTCTTAGACAGGTTGAAAGAGGACTTGGGCGTCTCAATAGAAGTGCAAAGCGTAGTGAGCGAGCACTTGACGGGATAAACAGAGCCGCTGGTAGAATTAGTGGCGCATTAACACTTGCAACAACAGCATTTGCTGGTTTTGTGACATCCAGAGGCATAAGTGGCATACTAGATGCTACACAAGCAATGGAAGGTTTTAGAACACAGCTAACAACTTATCTAGGCAGTCAAGAACTTGCCAATGCTGAATTACAAAGACTATCTAAACTTGCAAGAACACTACCACAAGATGTTAACCAACTAACAGAAGCATTTGTTATATTCAATAGATTTGGTTTAGATACATCAAATGAAAGTATGCGAGCATTTTCAAACATTGCCGCGGCAAACTCAAAATCAATTACACAATTAGGTGAAGCAGTAGCTGATGCACTTACTGGTGAATTTGAAAGATTGAAAGAGTTTGGTATTAAAGTATCTACTGAAAATGGCAAATTTACAGCAAAGATTGGTGAAGATCAAGTTGCTGTTGCTACATCAACAAAAGATCTAGTTGAACAACTAAAAGCACTTGGTGAAGAAGGTGGTAGATTTGGTGAAGTCACAATTGGTCCACTAACACTTGCAATGTCAAACTTCCGTGGTGCAATATTTGAAACAGCGGCGGCATTAGGTGAAGGTGGTCTGGGACTTGCTATTGCAGACTCTCTAACACAATTTACAGATTTAATAACAAAAAATGATCAAGCAGTTGAAAGAATTGGTGATGCTCTTACCAAAGCATTTTTATATGCTAAAGAAGCGGCAGTATTCCTTGCTAACAACATTGAAATTTTAGGTAAAGCTCTAGCTATTGTAATTGGTATAAGTTTTGCTAGGTGGGCAATAGGTGCGGCAACAGCTATGGCGGCATTTACAAAAGCTGTTGCTGTGGGTGCTGTAGCGGCTTTAGGATTCCTTGCTAAAGGATTGATAAGAACAGCAAGTCTTGCTTTACGCCATCCTCTCATAGGTGGTATTGCACTTGTTATAGGTGGTATAGAATATTTTACAGGTGCTCTAAGTAGTCTTGCAGAAAAGATGGGTCTTATTGGTGATGAAAGTGTCATGGAGGATCTTGTTAATCAAGCAAGAGAATTAGGAGATAACATTGCTGGTCCTGTAGTAGGTGCAATTGAAGATTTCTCAGATATCTCTGGCAAAGTTAACGAACAATTTGATGACATAAAAGTTAGATCAAAAGAAATTACACAATCAGTTGACGAAACAGCGGCGGCACAACAAATGGTAGAAAAAGCCGCAGAAGCAACAGCATCAGCCGCACAGGCTCAAGCAGATGCATTTGCAGATATACTTGCTGACAAACAAGAAGAACTAAGAGTAAGCCAACTATCTAAGATTGAACAAGAAGAAATACGCCTAATAAAAGAAACTGAGCGAAAATTAGGTAGAGAATTACTAGATGATGAAAAAGAAAAATTAGGATTACTTATAAGACAAACAGCAGAGCTGGAAGAACAAGAAAAACGCAGAAAGAAATTTGTAGAAGCATTAGGTAAAGGATTAGAATTCCAAGCTAGAGCTTTACCAGTAGAAGCAGATTTAAGA